AGTGTTGTCGGGATCGCCGTAACGGAAGTTTAATGCTTGTGTGGCAATCATTCGCTCGATATCCTGAATCTGCGCCCTCGATTCCGCCATGCTGCCGGGGTCAGCAGTTGCAAGGTTAAAGGTTCCACCGTTTTCCAGGAAAATCGCCGAATTGTTGCCGATCACCAGTTCATTGTGCTCCTGCCCTGGTGCGGGCGGAAGCTGGCCCGCAATAACAGGAATAATTACATTACAAGCATGATCCTTCTCCCATAGATCCGACAGCTTCTGAAAGTAAGCGACCGATAAGTCAATTGCTTGCTGCAACGGCAATTCACCTTCGCCAAAGTCCGCTTCTTTGGACGGGTACCACACCACGGGCACGCGGTCGGCGGGTTCTCTTTTGCTGTTGAGGATCTCAATTTTTGGCTGTTCTACAACGGTAAACTTGCCCGACTTATCACGTTTCAGCTGTAAGACTTGCTGATAGCCCCTGCCTACTACGCGATACTGGTACACGATCTTAACCCCGTAATCCCCGTCAGGTTCCTGCTCTGCTTCCAGGAAGATCACCCAATCAAGTTTGCCATCTTCGTGAAACCTCCAGTTAATGACTTTAGACCGCTCCCTCTTTACAAGGTAAGGAGCGATTCCATTATCGAGTACGTCTTTATTGCTCCGAGCCTCATTAGGTGGCATCTCCACCTGAATGCACAGCGCTCCATCGCGAAGCATAAGAGAATTGGCATCAAGTAACCACGTTTTAAGAGAGTTGCCCTTGCCGTCGATATTCTGTAGTCTCACTTCCATCGACTTCGGAGGCGATGCCAGCGTGAAACTATTCAGCACACCAGCGAGGCCAATAATAGCTTCCGCGAGGAAGTGGCAGAACACGGAGCGCTTGAGGCGTGCCTCGTAGGCGTCGAGGGGCTCCCGTGGCTCTTTTGGCAAGTAAGCCTCTTTGATCGGCTTGCCGTTGCCGTCCTCCCCCGTCAGCCCCGTCCAGACGTGGTAAGCCTTCCGCAGTTGCGGTTCAACGGCACGCAGGGTCGGGTGATGGTAACTCGGGAGAGTCGGGTCGTCTGTAGGATGATCGATCTCCACACGCCTAGGCCAGGTTCTGCCTCAGGTTTCCGGGGTTGGCGCGGTGGGGCCTGGGGTTTGACGGTTTGCGCGGATGTGTCGGCGAATTCTCCGCTCGTCGGGATCGGACTAGGCAGTACCCGGCCGAACGGGCCCCCCGCTCTTCGTGGCGCTCATGCCCTCGCCCCCATCTTCTCCTCCACAAACCCCCACGCCAGCATGACGCAAAGTGCCGTGGCAGCCTGCAGGAGGTAGTACAGAAGGTAGAACGAGAGGCAATCATGCGATGGCATCTCGCTACGCCCGGTGTAAAGCAGCGTTGCAGAACGGAATAGGGCAAACCCCCCGTAGAGGGATGTGAGCCTCAAGAGAAACAGTGACGGGACGAGCATGGTGGGAAGCCGACCGGTGTAAATCCTAACTCACATCATCACCAGCTGCACCACGCCATGGCCGCGGCCACGCGGACGCGCTGGCCTAGGCGCTTTCGGCGGGTCCGGCAACTGTGGCACCTCGGAGGGAAGGAGGCCAAAGCCCTCGGGGATCAGATCCTCAGCCGGTAGAGCCAGCTGGGTCAGCTCCTGATGCCTGCGCAGCGTCTGCCCACGCTTAAGGGCGCTGATCCGCCATGAAAGTTGCTGCATCGGCCCTGATGGCGGGGAGGCAGACGGTCGACGGGCATCCCACCAGGCGAGGATCAGGTTGCAGTCCGACGGGCGAATGCTGGCCCATGCCTCGCGCACCAGCTGGAGGAGGGGGGAGCTTTCCTGAATCCAGAACCCATCGGGCCGGGCCTCGATGTCGATCGCCGTGTCGATGTTGGTGCAGCCCCTCATGGCGGCGAGCATTTCCTGCACCTCAGTGGCGCCACCCTTGAGGCCGGCCTTGGCCGCGATTTCCTCAATGGATGCGCCGTCATCGCGCATACGTCGAATCATGCCCCACTTCTCTCGCCACTTCGAGGAAAAGGTAACCACGAATCCGTGATCCCTAAAGTAGTGCATCATCTCAGAGTTTATCGTAGTAACTACGATAGTTGAGATCTTATATGGCTCACCCGTTGCTGGGTTAATACGATCTGGATCGTATTTCCTGCAACCGATTATTAGCCCTTCCATTGCAACGCCTATCAAGTCGTCGTAATCCTGCCGAGTATGCCTAGCCCAGCGGTTGGCCATCATCTCGGCCAGGCCAATGTTTTGGGTGATTAGTTTTTCGCTTTGACTGGTTGGTGGTGGGTAGTTTTTTGCCAGCATGGCTGCTCACTCGCGGGGGGAGTGAGCAGCCCTGGCCTTGAGCACAGCATCCAACCGCCGAATGGCCGCGGTGAAGCGGATGCCTTCAGTCCTAGTCGCCGTCTCCGAGCTCGGGCCAGGCGTGCCAGTACCGGCCAGCCAATTCGCCTTGATCGTCAGCGGTGCCGGCCAAAAGCCGTGGCGGCGATCCAGGTATCCGCCATTGGCAGGCAGGAAGCGCCGGCCGAACCGCCGGGTGAGTGGGCCACGCTTGGGCCCTGACCACAGGAACCCGTGCCAAGCCTGCGCCACCCAGCCCATGCCGTACGTGATCACCTCCCCCGTCTCCGGGTCGCAAGCGATCGCCCCAAAGATCTCCCTCCCCCATCGATCGCGCACGGTTGCGCCATAGAGGTAGCGGGCGGCGAAGTTTGGGTCGTTGGCGTCGAGCATCATGGTGGTGGGTGCGGTGGGATTCGTCGATGTTATAGCGAGTTGTCAGCAGTTGCTCGCTCGTTGAACTTGGCAGCGCGTTATAGCGCGATTACCATCGTGCTCAATTACTTCTAAAATGCGATATTCCGCCGGGCCGATGCGGAAGTGCCGCAAAAGCAGATCGCCTACATCTGAACCGTCTTGTCGTGTAAGTTGAACCTTGGCAAAAGTATTACCCATGACCTGAGGTTGCCAACCGTCATCATGGAATGGACTTACCTGGTAGGGAACCAGTTCCTCGGCCCACATTTCTCTGACAACAAACTCCCATTGATCGGCAGCCAATAGTGGACGACTGCCCCGCCCTCCACGCTTCTCCCCAAGCGCTGCATCAGCGCTCCACTGATCAAACTGGTCAGCCTGGCAGCGTGACGGCTGCAACTCTTCGCGCAGTGCGTCGATACGGCCCTTCAGGGTTGAGTACCGACCGGCTAGCCGTTGCTGCTCAGCCTCGAGGTTGCCGAGCTCGCTTTGGCAGGCGTCGATGCGGGCCCGTATCTGCCGCTGGTGTTGCTCGTCTGGGTTGGCGCTCATGGTGGTGGGGTCGAGGTGGTGGTGGGTCACGGCCGGGCCTCCCCAACCGATTGAATCCGGTCAAGCATCGCCCTGGCCTTGCTGCGACACCACGATCGGCCATTGACTCCACCCTGTTCCAGGTTGGCGATCTCCCTCAGCGTGAGGATGGCCTCCAGGAGCAGGGATCCAGTGTCTTCGCCGTTCAGGACGATCCCGCCGCGGGGGGAAGGGGGCTGGTCTGGGCCTGGGCTGTCAACCTCCCGCCGCGCCTGCTGGTCAGCCTTTAGCACCTCCAGGGCTTCAATGGGAAGCTCGAAGTGGCCTCTTTCATCGGCGCCGATCTCTATTCTAGCCGAACAATGATCAAACCGGCGGGAGTCAATTACTTCCGCGCCTCCCCTGGGATAGGTGATAAAAGTTTCCGGGATCACACCAGACCACTCCTGCTCAAGCAGCCAGTCGCAAACCTCGGGCGGTGGGAGGTGTGGGTCTCGTTTCATGGTGGTGGGTTGAGGTGGTGGGTGAGCTACCGCGATGGGGGGCCGCCGCGGCCAATATAGGCGGTGGTGGTGCGCATGGGGCCGGTGCTGTAGGTAAAGTTTATAGCTTGTGACACCATGTCGACAAGGTCGTCGTAGGTGTCCCCTGGGAACTTTAGCAGTTGCGAAGTGAGTGTAGCGGAAAGGGGATGACGCCGCGGGAACCACACGCGCCCCTGGTTAAACTGTGGTGTAGAAGCATTGGCACGCGCTACCTTCCCGCCATTTGGTTCTACAGCGTAAACACTAAAGCCGGCCCGCGCTTGCTTCAGGCTGTCAATTACAGCGCTACCATTCGCCTTGTCTTCGATGATAACCTGATTAAAACTCCAAGGTTGATGAAGCCTTTTGATCGTGTTTAGCGTATCACTGAACCCAAGGCGCTGGTTTATCATATCTAGCAGCCATAGCCCTGCATTTGTTTGCCCCCATAACCCCATGGCAACCATGTCAGTACCAGGGTTATCCTTGAAACTGCAATCAACAGACAGGAACCGGCGGATAAAGTATTGCGGAAGCTCCGCATCGCCCTCCTGGCCACTGACGCCTTTCGGTACCCAAAACTTGAAGGTATCAGCGGAGAACACCGTCCCACCTTCGGGCCTTGGCCTTTGCTGGTAAAGGGCATCCCAGTCACGGTCGGGGGTGTTGAGTTTCTTCTTGCGGGCCCACTCAGCACTGAATCGATCGGGATCGAGTACCTCGCCGGGTTGACGGTCGTCATCTTCGCGGGTGATGCCCACGGGAAGCGCCACCTGAATCGGCTCGGCGATCATTGGCATCTGGATCACATGCCACGGCTCAATCGCGTCCGAGTGGCCACCTCGTTCGAGTTCTTCAACCTGAGTAAGCAACCAGCCGATCAGGTCGGCATCGGCCCATCTGGTGTGCGTGATGAGCTTGCCCGCACCGGGCTCCTCGCGGGTGTTTAGCACCGTGCTCCACCAGTCGTAAAGCTGACGGCGGTAGGCGGCAGACTCAGCTTCCTGGCGATTCTTGATCGGGTCGTCAACGTTCAGGAAATTCGCCGGCAAGCCGGTGCCTTTGCCGACGCCCGCACCCCAGAACCCACCAAGGGAACCGGCGACCTTCCAGCGGCCTTTGCCGGCACTGCTGGGGTCAAGCGCACCACCAGAGGCGACGAAGTAGTCGCGTGCCGCCTGGCCGAACTCTTCCGCCAACGGCTGGCTGTGAGCACCTTGGCCCCAAGTGCGATCGGGATAGCGGCGCAGAAAGTAGCTAGGCAGGAACCGGCTGAAGATGGTTGACTTGTAATGCCTGGGCGGCAACATCAGCAGTAGCCGGAGGAGATCGCCATCGGCCACCCGCTGCCCGATCTCTACCAGACGGGTGGTGTGTCGCGTGAAAGGGAACTTGGGGTAGACCGCGGCGATGTGATCGCCAAAGCTGAGGCGGTAGGGTTCGGGCTCGGGAGGGGATGCAGTAGACGCCCTCCGCTCCAGCTCCAACACGGCCAGCAACGCCTCGGGCGTGGTGATGCGGCGAGAGCGGAGGGAGGTGGTCATGCGGCTGCCCCCGCCTGAATCGGGCAATATGCAACCGGCCGAAACTTGTATAGTTCGGTGACGATTTCCGTCACATACCCAAGCCATCGGGGTTGCTCGCTGTGCTGCGGGGCGACCTCCGGCGGGTTTCCGAGCAGGTAGGTGAGGCTGCGGTCGCTGCCCATGAACGCCAGCCCATAGGGCGGATCCGTCACCACCGCGTCCACGCTGGCATCGGGCATGGTGCGCAACACATCCAAGCAGTCGCCATGGTGCAGCTGCAGCGTCACACCAGCACCCTCCACCACCCTTGGCCGCCCCGAGCGCGCTCAACACGCCCCAGGCCAGCCTCCGGCGGCGCTGCGTTGATGGCTGCCAACCGGCGGGAAACCGTCGACTGCGAGCAGTGCCAGGCGGCTTCGAGGTCACCGGTGCGAACACCACGGCCACGGGCGCCGAACTCAATCGGCACAGCACGGCGGCACACCTCTAGCCAATCGAGGATCACCCGATCGCTGACGATGCTGCGTGCGGAGAGCAGGCGTGGGGTGAGTTCGATCATGCCTCCCGCCGCAGGAAATCTCCCACCAGGCGGGAGCAGTCCTTTGCCACTTCGTCAACCGACTGCATCGCATCGACGCGCTGCCAGCCCCGTATCATTGCCAGCCGCTTGAACCCGATCGCCACGCGCCGCAGGAACCCCTCACCACTGGCCTCGATGCGATCGACCGAGCGGTCTCCGCGGCGGCGCAGGGACTCCGTCACTGGCAACGCCAGCCAGAGGGTGAGATCTGGCCGGAGGCCACCGGTGGCGATCCGCTCCAGCTCGGCGATGACTCCCGGCGAGAGGCCGCGGCCATAGCCCTGGTAGGCGGCAGTGGATCCGGTGAAGCGATCACAGAGCACCCAGTCACCTGCCGCCAGCGCCGGGCGGATTACTGTTTCGACATGCTGAGCCCGATCGGCGGCATAGAGCAGCAGCTCAGCGATAGGGCAGGGAGCGGTGCCATCGGGAGGATGCAGCAACAGCTGCCGCAGGGACTGACCTAGCGCGGTGCCGCCGGGTTCGCGGGTGACGTGCAGCAGAGCCCCGGAGGGCATGAGGCCGCTGTTGGGCAGCCACTCGGCCAGTCGCTGCAGCTGCGTGGTTTTGCCGCTGCCGTCGATGCCCTCGAAGACGATGAAGCGGCCGGCGGGGGCGTGGTCGGTCACCCCTCCCCCTCCGGCGGCAGCGCCCCCAGCCCACGGGCTTGCATCTGCAACAGCAGTGTGCGCTTCTGATCAGGCGTCAACCCGGTGGCGGCGACGGCCTCCAGGACGGTGGCGACGGTGCGGCGTTCGGTTTTGCGCTCAGCGGCAGCGTCGCTGAAGTGATCACGAAGGCGAGGGTGATGGGTAAGAAGCCAGGTAGCAGCCCAAGCGTTAGGGGCGGATTCCTGACTCCCACGGGCCGCAAGTTCAAGGCCGGAAAGTAAATGCTCGCAACTATTGGCGTCCGCTATAAAGATGGCTTGTCGAAACTTGTACTCCAAGCTGTCTTCGCCATTCTCATCAGCGGCGGCCATCCAGTGGCTAGCGGTAGCGCGACCGATGCCAAGACGAGCGGCGATCAGTGGCATAGGTAAGCCCCTTTCCGCCAACTCGCCAGCCCTCTCGACCAGTTCCGGCGTCAGTTTGGAGGGTCTACCTCCTGCCAAGGTTCACGATGCGGCAACGCCAACAGCATACCACCAGCGGTGCGAATGCGGAATGGGGTCAGGAGCACGGCCGCCAAGGTTCGCCGGGAAAGACGTAGTGGTACCAGATC